GCCAATCTTCAAAGGCATCAATGGCCATTGCCCGGATAGTTGCCGATATTCTCAACACCTTGATGAACTCATACCCGGTCAGGTTGACAGATACAAGAGTATCAGCGGCAGGGTTCACAGGGTCAAGTTCCTGATGTGCCTGTGCAGGATTCCTTACGCCCTGAACGGCAAGGCGAAGGTTGCCAGGCACACGGAGCAGGGTGATGTTGCTCAACATCGGTGCAATCTTCGTCATCTGGTCAAATATCTTGTTGTAGGTCTGGGTAGGTACAGCCGCCGCAGCAGTCGGAGGAACAAGCGTAAACTCTCTTTTTTCTGCTTCAGTTAAAGGTTGTCCAAGCAGTCTTTTCAGGAATGCGGTCCTATACACCGGGGAATCTGGGCCCTTCGGTTCGTCTTTTCTCTCTTCCGTCGGTAAATAATTAGGAACAGGTGTCCCTGCTCCGTCGGCAATGTCCTTTATGATTTTGTTGCGTTTCTCAATCTTCTCAAGGAGTTGCTTTCTCTCTTCTGTCAGCGTCTTGACCTCTTGCTCCAGAGCGTCGATGTCGGCCCCTTCCTTCTCAAGCTCAACCTTTATTTCAGCCAGTCTTTTTTCAATTTCCTTCAGTCTATCCATCTTTTCATACCTCCATATTAATTAATAGTTTAAGTATCCTTTTTCTCCGCTCTAACGCCTCCCGTCTCTCACGTTCGATCACTCCGTCAACGTAAGAACGAGCGGATATATCTGTATCGCCGTTTGCCGGTATGGAAACAGCGGATACGTCATACACCTTCTTAATCTTTGTGATGGTTCTGGTTCGTGTCTCGCGGTTATACTTGTCCTCCGCAACCGTGAATGCCCAGGACATCTTTGTTATGAGCCCGTTTTTGATTTCTTCATAGAGTTCTTTTGCTGCTTGTGATTTTGAAAGATCGGCATAAATAAAGAGCCCTTCGTCATTAGGCTCTAAGCCTAGCGTTCCATTTGATAGCCTTGCCAGCACCTTCCCCTGGTGGTCGTACTGCATTATCACATCGGACAGGTCTGCATCATCCAACGCATGTCGGTCAATTTCCTCGTAATATTTAACCCCATCGTACTCGTATAGCAGGTAGGGCTTATTGAAGGTGGTTGCGTGCCCTTCAACGTAATAGTCGCTGTCAATTCTCTTCTCCGCTTCCGGTAGCCGGAGCGGCTGAACTACCGCCCTGTATTCCCTTTCCTTTAGTTTTAGCGGCATCATCTTCACCTCCTGTAATGCCTTGTGCCTCTGCTAGGTTACCAACCTCTGCGTATTCCTTACGAATGAAATACTTGTCACCGTCATCAATTGGTGCCATATTGAATATCTCGCGGCCTTCATTATGAGTAATAAAACCGCGGTCAAATAGTTGTGTTACTATGTTTAATTTGCTCTGATTGCTGGCATATTGCAGTCGGTTTGCAGTAAATATAATCTGGTTCCCAAAAGCAATTTCCCTCTCGGTAAATGTCATATTCGACATAACCAGGCTGAGTTGAATCGCAAAAGGTTCAATCTTGCCCTCGTAGAAAGCATTCCATTCATCTTCGTTAAAGTTGTTTTGCAAGATTTTTTCATTCACGCCAAAATAGTTGAACACGTTTGCCTTTATAAACTCCATCTGGGCCGAATCTACAATGAACGGCCGGCTGTGTATCTGTTTCACGTCTGCATATTTGTTGTCGAACATCAAGACACCGGAATTATTTTCTGCCGACAGGTTTTCTTCTGTGAACCTCTTGCGTTCTGCCGCTATATCTGCTGGCTTAAAAATATTGGCTAGTCTGGCCATGAAGCGGATATTAGCGGATTGTTTAACTCCTTCTATAATCCCCTGGTTCTGTGTATGAATCAATTGCATTGTCGGGTATAAAGCTTTGTTGTTTTCACCAAAAAAGTCGTTTTTGTACTGGAATTGTGTCATTATACCTACTCGGCTAAACTCTATTGCCGCTTTTTGTCCGGTTGAAAAAGTATATCTCAACCAGGGTTCGCCTTGATACTCTACCACCTCACACATACTTGGCAGGATGGGGTAGTAACCTGTGATGTATTCTCCTGTTTCATCGGTAATTGGTACGATGAAAGCTGTGTTCTGCACATGCAATATTGTTGCAAGGCGGTACAAGAATTTTGTCGTGTCCATGAAGCTGTTAGGCTTGAACTGTAGTCTTCTGCTAAGTTCCTTATAGGCGTTTCCCCGAATCTCCGGCTTTAGCTTGCTGCACTGGGTTGCAATAGCGTGGATGGCCGACCGGGTGAGCTCCATCTCGTATACGCCGCCTTCGTAAGTCGTAAATATCGGAGTATAACCCGACAGCATCTTGAAATATCCCCGGATATCCTGCATTGATGGCCGCTTGAATATCTTCTCAAAAAGCCCCATTGTCTCACCTGCCTTATATGATGTTGAGATAGTCTTGCAAGTTGTTAAACAGCACTGTGTAAGCAATCAATAAAGAGACAGCACCATCGATGCGCTGTCTCTGGCTTTGACCTTTTACTGGTTTTATGTTGTCATTTTCATCACGTTTTACATTTGTATTAGTCAAGCACCATTTAAGGATAGGATTATTGTTGTAATTGATTTTTTTCGCCATCAAATCAGCCGCCAACTCCTTCATGGGCTGACTTAATGTTTTATACCCCTGGCGCACTTCAATCATGTTCAAGTTTAAGTCCTTCATTTCTTGCACCCAATACTGACTATTCCAAGGGTCGTAACCTATCCAGAGCGGTATGATGCCATATTTCTCATACATTTTTTTAAACCAAGCTGTAACATCAGAATAATTAACCTTATTACCTTCGCATAAGGTTAGTAAACCACGTTCAGCCCATCTATTATACGGAATTTTATCCTCTTTTACCCTTTGCTCCAATGTTTCAGCCGGCAAGAAATACTGTTGTATACAATACTTTTTATCACTCCCAGGCTTCATGATTAGAAGTGTTGCACAACTTAAGTCAGTGGTGCTCGAAAGGTCAGCCCCGCCAACGGCGTAGGTGTCACGGATATCATCCATATTGAATGTTTCCGGATTGTTGATCTGCTCAAAAGTCAGCCATGTACCGGCCACAGTGTCCCGAAGGTTAAAGTCCTTTGTTAACACGGTTGGCAGAAAATCCGGATCGTTCTTTGCTCGCTCAACGTTGGCCGCAAGTTCGTTGTAATCCTTTATTGTCCCCAGCCCTGGATTTGCTTTTTCCCACATGCGGTAGTCAGTCCATTCGGACCGATCGTCCAGCTCATAAATGAACGCCAGGAACCGTTCATCCTCGACGATTCCGTCCAGCACATTGCAGGCGTAGTCGTAGATGCTGTCGTAAATGCACTCTCGCACAAAACCAGCTGTCGTGATCATATCGAGCAGCGGTTGCTCCCTGGCCGTCATGGATTGTTTCATAACATCGTAAAGGTTACGGTCTTTAATGGCATGTAGCTCGTCCATGATACAGTAATGCGTATTTAAGCCATCTAAGCTATTGCTGTCGCTCGCCAGCGGCTCAAATTTTGAAAAAGTAACCGGGAAATACAGGTCCGTTTTTCTTTTCCTCACATGCTTTGACAGCGCCGGCGATTGGACAACCATATTATGCGCCTCGGTCCAGACAATCCTTGCCTGGTCTTTTTTTGTGGCGACGGAATAAACCTCCGCACCACCTTCGCCGTCCCCGATAAACATATAATTGCCAGTGGCCGCTTTTTCGGTTGATTTCCCGTTCTTGCGGCCAACTAGGGTAACTACTTCCCGGCAGCGCCTTAAACCAGTCTCTTTATGAACAAAACCATAAACGGCTTGAATTTTAGCCTTCTGAAAAAGTTCCAACCTCATAGGCTGGCCTATCCACTTGCCTTTGCTATGTCGGCAAAATGTTTCGATGAACTCAATCGGCCTTGTCGCTTTTTCAATATCAAAAACCCACGGGTCTCGTGGGTTGTTGAGTTCGTCAACAAGTTTTTGATATTGCTGAATGAGGCGTTTACAAGCAACAATTTCGCCAGATTGGATTTTATTCCAATATTCGAGTATATAATTTGTCCGGCTCATTTCCTCGCCTTCTTCACAAAAGCCATGAGTTCATCTTCTGCTTGTTTGCCGGCTTCAGGGTCGGGAACCATATCAAATAGCTGTTTGCAGACCGTTGCATATCTGTTAATCATGGTGTTATACACTTTTGTTGCCGGGTGCTCCCTTAAAAACTTCTGCGCTCCCTGCTCGAATTTTTCCAGGATGCCTTCTTGGTCTATCACATGCCTTGTCTCCTCAAGGGTGACCTTCATAAAAGCGGCTTCCTGAATCAGCCCATCGGCAGCCTTCATTTTATCTTTTGGCAAATTCTTGAATAGTCGGCGAAGTTTCAGCATCTCCTTCTTTGTCTGTCTATCTTTCTCTTCATTGCTGTAAAGTCGCATAAATTTCACCACCTTTTTAAGCCCTTTTCGACCCCCCTCATGTGCGCGATCGTTCCGAGGTTTTCGGAGGCAGGCCACACGGTATCCTTTGGCGCCCCTAGCTTTTTAAATAGGGGGGGTACCCCTGGCAGGTATCAAGTCCCCATTCTCATCAAACATCACATCTTCCCTGGTAGCGCTATACTTGCTTTGATGCTCTTTGTTGTGGCAGTCCTGGCATAGCGCTTCCAAGTTGTCCCAGTTTAATGTCACGTTTGGATCGTTAATGTTCTTGGGTGTCAAGTATGTTATATGGTGTGCTATTGTTGCAACCCCGCCGCACCTTTCACAAATAAAAAACTTGCTTCGTAAAAAAGCAAGTCTGCAATCTATCCAGGGTTTGCTATTGTAGAACCAAGCTGCCCATTCCTTAGCCATGCTATCACCCACACAAAAAGCACTTACATCGGTAGGTGCTTGTAGTTTGCTGCTATTTATTTTAACTCAATGTCAAACACCATTGTTAGAAAGTCTTTTCGCACCCTGCCCCACCCCTGCCTTTCGGTGCGTACACCCTCCGGCCTGTGCCGGCAACCATGTCACCAATACAAAAAGCCGCCCTCCCGGACGGCTCCTCAGTATATATTATAAACCATACTTTTTCTAAAGTCGTCGCAGAAAAGTCGCAGTTTTATTTTATACCTATCCCTAAATACTATAAAACACCATTTTACGGGTATTTAACTTTCGTAGCAGTAACCTTTTTGTAATCTTCAAATCTTTCACAACTTCTAAAAATAAACTTGTTGTTTACCCACCGCTGAAGTTCACGAATTTTTTTAGGAGCATTTTGTTTGTCATATATCATTACATAAGGGTCATAATCTAGTTCTTTCAACTTGTATATACGATATAAGTCAAATTCGAAATTGGTATTGTAATTTACTAATACATAAACCCTAGTTTTCCTCATGTTTATATCAGCCTGCTTTTTAAAATATTTAAGATTTTGGATTATTAAGTCTGATTGTTCATCTGTATCCCATGCAAAGTGTAGCATTTTGATTTTTAGTTGCTTGATTTTATCGATTACCTCATCTGTCATTAGCCGAATATCTAAGCCTTGCGTAAAATCAATCCATGCCTTGCTTTCTATAAGTTGGTCCAACAGTTCCAATCTATCAGGACAAGCCAATAAGTTAGGGTCTAAGAGTTTAATCTCTTTCTGCCCATTCCAGAATTTCCTTAAAGACGCTACTTGATAACTATATCTGCCTTCTTTTTTGCTTACTATGCAGAATGGGCAATTTCGGGGACAACCTCTTGTTAAAAAGCCATATGCTGTATTTTTTATTCCGTAAAGTTCATAATCAGGATAGATATTTTCAATTTCGTAAGGTAAT